TCGTCGGTGACGGCTCCCGCATCTTCGGGAGTGTCGCTGTCCGGCGGCTCCCCATCAGCGTCGCCTTCGTCGGCGTCGCCTTCGTCGGAAGTGCGGGACAGATCAGCAGGCCACCCGACGGTGGCCCACATCGAACGGACGCCGACGACCGCGGTGTCGACGTACGCAGGGAACGGGGTCGGCCCGTACTCCTTGAGCCCGAGCTCTAGACGGTGGACCGTAGAAAGGGCGCCGGTCGCCGAACGGCGGTAGCCGCCACGGGGCGGCAGCGACGGGTTCGACTTGATGATCCGACCGGTGAAGCTGTGCCCGGTGATGTCGCCAGAGCGGATCGCTTCGAGGATCTCCTCGGCCAGCGACGTTTCGTTGTAGCGGGTGACGGTGACCAGCCCGACCGTCTCGGCGCGGATGTCGACCGGGGAGCCGAGCGGCACCGAGAACCGGTCCGACGGCGTCCCGTAGAGGGTCATGCCGTGGTTGTAGAACACACCGGTACGCCACACGTTCCGAGACCCCTGCGGACGGGCCTCCTGCAACGCCTTGTCGAACGCGGTGCGCCCGATCGTCTCCAAGTAGTGCCCCTGGTTGTCCTGGATCTCCGCTTCCCGATCCCAGACGGCGACGACCGCTTCGACGGTGCGACCGTCCGCGTACTCGACCCCTTGGGCGCGGGACAGGATGCGGATGTCCTCGAGCGGGTAGGAACGCAGGAACATCTGCGGGAACGGTGCCACGGCGGTGCGGGTTTCGTCGTCGGCGACGTCGATCCCGAACTTCTTCGCGGCGGCCTTGATCTTCGGCATGGCCTTGTCTCCATACGGTGATTGAGGGGCACGGGCCAACGCGTTGCGGATATGGGCGGCGTCGTGGATCGGGAAGTGACGCAGCGACCGGGGGACGGTCCGGCCCGACTCGTCCTTCTCACCGCCCGGTTCGATGTAGGCGAACTGGTCATCCCTGAGATCGTTGATGGCTGCGGACGACATCTGAGCCATGTCACCCTCCGTTCGAGGACGCCACCTCAGGCAGCGCCTTCGGTGCAGCGGCCGCCAACGCGCCGGGCGGCTGCAACTGCACCGACACCAGCCCGGTCGGCTTCAACAGGGTCACGTCCTGAGACGCCACCGCCGCGATCGACGACTCGGGCGTGAACCCCTCCCGCACATACTTTGTGATCGTCTCCGCCTTGACCTGTTCGATCTTCGCCGCCGCGTCGGCGTCCTCCCGCAGAAACGGGATATTCGGCTCGTCGTACCAAAGCTCCGACCCGGACGGCACCGACAGGATCGCCGCCAGCGCCCCGCACCCGCTCCGCCACATCGGCCGGAAAGTTGTATCCGCAACAGAACGCCGCGCCGCCGCATAGTTCCCGGCGTTCAGCGACGAGCCCTGCATCCCCTCCGACGACGGCACCAACACCGGATGCAACCCAGCGGCGGCGATGATCCTCGTCTCGCCCTTGCCTTGAGTCGCAGAGAAGTCGAGCTGCTGCAGATCCTTGCCGACCACCATCGGCGTCGCCCCACCGCCGAGGTACAGCGTCTTGTAGGCGTTGCGCCACCCCTTGTGCGAGTCGTCCATCTTGGAGACGAACTCCTTGAACGCCTCCTGAGACACCGACGCATCGAACGACACCACCAACTGCGGGGTCGCCCCGTTCTCGAAGAACGACAGCTTGTGCATCACCGTCGCCTGATCCGCCTGAATCTCGCGGATCGCCGCCGACAACCACGACATGCCCCGGAACCGGGCCAACGGATCGGGGATCGGCGCCCAATGCGCCACCTCATCGACCGTGAACGCCTCCGGTTCCGTCCGGTTGTCCTTCGGGTCGTAGATGAACCCGATGATCTCGGCGTCGAACTGCGCCGGCGACTCCAACGGCCGCCCCGACGAATCGCCCATCACGATCGTCACCCAATCCGGGCGCAACATCCGCAACCGCTCCGGCTGCGCAGCGGTACGGGCAACGAACGCGTTGCCGCCCAAATCGGCGTCAACCACCATCCGCGCCAACAGATCGCCGGTCGTGCCCCGCGGCCAAGGCTTCTCCAAGATGTCGAGCTCGACCGTCGAGAACACCGGACCCGGCCGCCCCGAGTTGAACCCCCGCCACAGAAACCGGGCCTCCGAGAAGATCGACATGCGCTTCAACTCGCAAGCGAACACGACACTGTTCGACCGGAACGGGCCGTCCACCAACTGAGAGAACCCGGCCGGCGGCGGCTCCCGATCCGCGTACGCACCCGACGACGACGCCACCCCGAAGTAGTGCTGCCCCCCGTAGCTGAACGACTCGAACCCCTGCGTCGGATACGGCCACACAAACGCTCGTCGCGCCATCGGCGACCTAGCCAGGAGACTCCGAATCATCTGCCGTCTCCTCGCCAGGGTCGAGCAACAGGCCGACCGCCACCGCAACCACACCGCCGACCATGAACGCCAACGGCTCCCACGCCAACCACAGACCGAACAGGAACGCCACCACCCCGACGACCTCGAGCACGGCGACCAACAGTCGGGTCACGAGTACGCCACCCACGGAGCCGTCACCAACTCCGGCTCCGCCACCGACCGGTGCAACATGCACAACGCCACCGCCGCGTCAATCTTCGCCGACGACTTCATCTTCGACAACGTGAACCCACGATCCGAGTAGCGAGGTTGCGCGTTCAAGATGTGCTGACGGAACACGTCATCGCCATCGTGAGAGAGCTCACCCCGATGGATCGCCTCATGGCAGCCCATCACCGCCGGCGTCATCCGAGGCAACACCTGGTCGAACACGACCATCGGCAAACCCTCATCCGCCAACATCCCAGCCGGCAGATCGAAGAACGTCGGGTCATATGAGACACGCCGCAGATCGAAGTCGCGGCGCAGGCGACGCAGCTCCTCCATCACCTCAGACGGATCCACCGTCTGCCCCTCCACCGGATACCAGATCCGAGCCTTCACATGCAGCCGACCGTCGTCCCGGTACTGGCCGGACACAACCGCCGAACAGTCCGACCGTTGCGACATGTCGACCGCCGCCCACGTCGCCGCACCGGCCACGAACTCGAACGGGTCCGCCAACCGCTCCCACAGCTCCGACCCGCCGTCACCCAACCATCCGCCCGCCGCCGCCGTCGGCCACTGCGCCAACCGGAAACAGCGGAACGCCTGCTCCGGCGAAATCGCCAACGACATCCGCACCGCGTCGATCGCCAGAATCGGCGGGTCCGTCACCAGACCCGGATTCGCCGACGGCCACACAGACTCGTCACGGTGATCGCACCCATCCGGCGCGACGTGCTCCAGAAACGTGAAACCGGGGATCACCTGACCCGACTTCCACGACCGCTCCACGTTCCGCATCGCGTTGTCCGGCTCAAACGACGGAGTACCGAGCCCGACACACTTCGACTCCGGCCGCTTCCCCGCCGCCAACAGCAGAGCATCCCACGTCTCCTGAACAGCGAACGCCGCCTCATCAAGCACCGCCACCGACGGATCGAGACCCTGCAACCCGTCCGGCTTGTCGGCCATCGGGTACACGACCGAGTTGTTCGCCGGCACCACCAACCGCGCAGCACCAAACGCCGTGTACGGCAACGTCAACGCCGAAAGCTGCGGCGCCAACCGGATGAAGTCATTCACCGCGCCGTACGTCGTCTTGATCGCCTGCATCACCTTCGTCGCCACCACCGGGACGTCAGCGTCCTCCTCGAGAAACAGGTGTGCCGTGATGAACGCCCCGAGCGTCGTCGTCTTCGCGTTCCCGCGGCCGATCTTCTCCATCGCCGCCCGAATCGACGGGTCCAACCAAACCTCGAACATCTCCCGCTGGTACTCGTGGAGCCGCATCGGCTTCTTCGCGTTGTGTCCCTTCGGGACAATCAGCTGCGACTCGACGAATCGGATGTAGCGGGCGACCCGGCTACCACGCCACGCCTTCCACGGCTGCTCCGAGCTCGTCGTCGTCTTCGCACGGTTGCGTTGCGTCGCCACGGGCATGACGCCACCGCCCATCTAGCGGAAAGTTGGCAGGCATGGGGTACTGGTGGAGGCATCGCGTCCACGTCGCGACCCCACTCCCCCACCCATGGCGACCCGCTCACCGCGTCAGTTGATTCTGCAACCAGTCACGCCACAGTCGGGCCGTGCGGGTGGACCGGAGCGACCGCTCCAGCTGTCGAGTTGCACGAACGAACGTTGATGAGCAAAGGACAAGTGGCGGGGGGCGGCTCACCCTTGAGCGACGGCTCCATGCCACCGACGCAGGAGACCGCGGCGCGTGTTGCATCCGTGACAAGACGGCACGAGATTGCTTGGACGATTGTTGCTGGGGTTGCTGTCCAAGTGGTCGACTACTAGCGCACCGGGGTCAGGGTGGCGGCGCTCCCATGCCACCGTCGTCCCGCACCAGTGGCAAGAATGTTCTCCGTCACCGATCTGGTCGAATAGGACGAGACGATGAGTGTAGATGGCCTTACCCCTGTTGCCGGCCGCCAGTGGGTGATCATCCGGCACCCCGATCCGGCGATACCCGTGCGAGTGATTCCACTCTCGACCAGTGCGAGTCCGGTCGATCCCCATTTCGCCGTTCCGGTACTTCTGGAAGTAGTGACGGTTGCACCACGAACGGCGTCCGTAAGCGTCAGCCGTGCAGCCGTCGAAGGCGCACCGTCTACGCTCCGCCATGTTCGGACCTCCTCAGTAGGTCTGGACCGGGGCCGGGGCAGTTGACGCTGCGCCCGGCCCATTCAGTCTACCGCTTAGCAGCACCGCGTCTTGCGTTGCAGCTTCGATGAGCGGGCAGCAGTTCCGAGCTCGGATCACCAGGCACGACATGGTCAGCCTGCCACGGATCACCAACACGCGCCCCGCCGCCACAGAGCCAACAGACCACGGCTGTCCGACGCACAACATCAGACCGCCGCCGATAGTCGCCCTTGTAGTGAAATCGACCAGCGTTCCTCGCCTGCTGCCGCAACCGCTCATGCTCGACACAACGAGTGCGGAGTGTGAGGTTCGGGCAGCCGGGTTCGAGGCAGGTGCGGTACGGCATCAGGGACACGCCGCCTTGATTAGCCCCGTACCATAGCGCGACAGGTGGGTGCAAGTGCAACATCCTGCGGCGATGGTTGCCGGGACAACGGGTCACACATCGACTCTCCTCCGTTCCCTCTCACCGCTCGAGCCCACGACTCACGACAGCGAAGACCGAACGAGCTTCCGCCTCGTCGACGTATCCAGTCAACTCGACCCACCCTCCTCCACGCACAAGTGCCTCGACCCGATAGGGCGACAGGTCATTGCCAATCAACCGCACGCCTAACACGTCAGACCAACGAACGACAACCTGATCGAGCTTCAGCACGTCAGACGTCCTCTCCCACCTGGCATCAGACATCGACTCTCCTCCGTTCCCTCTCCCACCGGTTCCGAGCATGCCGGCACCGGTCGCACAGTCCGGTCTCCGACTGTTGTCCGATCACCTGCTCGCATGTCGGGTCGCCCCACTCGTCTGCACCATCCATGCCCATGCCGCCGGTGCAGCGATGCCGCTTCCACCCGTCGAAATCCCGAAGGGTGCGATGCACGTCCGCCAGCGCATCCCGCAACGCCTCCCGCGCCTGATGCACCGCAGCGCAGAACATCGCCCAATCCCGATTCGCTCGACCCGTCGCCGCCGTCCCGGTCGGGTCGGAGATGCCGCCACCGGTTGCGCCGGCCATCACATCGACCGGGTAGCCGTCGCGCATCAGCAACGCCATCTGATGCTCGAAGGTGGGCATGAGTCGGCGGAGCTCTCGGCCGGTGGCGTCGATGTCGGTGAGGTCGGTGTTTGGGTGTGGCACTTTCCCGCCTTGTTGGGTGGTTTGTCAGGGGCCGTGGGTCAGGCTGTGTCGCTCCAGGCTGCGAGCGGTCGAGAGTTGCCGGCGTGGAGGGCTTCGGCGATGGCGTGGGCTGGGGCGTTGGGTGCGCGTGCTCGGAGGTCGTGGACGGTTTCGGCGTGGTCGTGGGTGAAGTTGGCGATGATGGTTCGTTGGTAGCCGGCGGGGTTGGTTTTGCCGTTGGCGGTGGCGCAGCGTTGGGCGTAGCTGGTTGCTACGGCTTTCAGGAAGTCGTCGTCGTCCTGTGGATAACTCGGGTCGCTACTGGACTCTGTGTAGGACGATGACTCTGTAGAACTAAGGGGACGGGACGGGGTAGAGCGAACTTCGGGCGAACGTTCCGCCTTGTTACGGCGTAACGCTGGCGTAACACCTGCCGAACGTTTCCGGATTCGCATTGCCTGCATCCGTTCTTTCGCTTGGCGGCGGTCGCGTTCCACCGACTCTCTCGTCGGCTGGTACTCGTGGAAATCGTGGATCTGCCATCCGCCATCGGTGACGTCCCAGAGGCCGAGCTCGGCGAGCTTCTTCGCGACTGTCGGCTTGACTTCGGCGTAGGCGCAGATGAGCGCGAGCGAGTCGGTGGGGATGTGACCGTCGGTGAGGTTTTGGTTGCTCCAACAGAGCGCGGCGATGTAGAGGGCGCGGCCCTGCAGGCCTGCAGCGCGGGCCTTCGGGTGGGTGTAGAAGCCGTCGTCGAGCCGGACCCACGTCATCAGGCTGCTCCTCTGCGCATCTGCGTCTGCCGGAGAGCGAGCCAGTGGAAGAACTCGCGGATAGGCACCTTGACGCCGCGGGTGGGATGGGAGCCGTCGCGCTCTTCGATCCGGTACCAAGTGCTCTTCTTGTACGCCTCGCGCATGAACTGGCGCAGGAGCTCGGTCGGGACGAAGAGCGCGACTTCGGTGTCGCCGAGCACGAAGGCGCACACGGTGGCGTCCGTCGCCGCGATGCCGGAGCGGGCCCATTCGCCGGTGACCTTGCGGCACTTGTATTCGGCGTAGAGGTTGCCGGTCTGGTGCCAGCGGCCGTCGCGTTTCACTTCGACGAGGCCGCGGGAGATGGCGGTCGCGATGTCCTCCACGAAGAGCTGGCCCTGCTCGCCCCAGGCGAGGTCGAGGTCGAATCGGGGTTCGTACCCGTCGGCCTGGCGGCGGCGCGAGAGGTCGTCGCTGCTCATGCTTCGTTGCCCCAGGTGTGCCAGCCGAAGCGGCGTCGGCGGGCGAACATTTCGAGCCACGGCCCGGGCGAGCACGACTCGACAAGGTCGTAGAACGATTCAGGCTTGGCGGAGTGCTTTGTGCGGGGAGCCTCGAACCAGGTGCCGACGTCGTTGCGGAGCGTCGGCTGCCGGCCGCGCGTGGCGAAGAGGACGTGCTCGGTGTTGACGCGGAAGTAGTTGCCCATGCCGATGGAGGGCTTGCACCAGGTCAGGATCGTCTTGTAGGTGAATCCCCAGGCGTCGAGCAGGTTGAAGCCGTCGCGCAAGAAGGCGGCGGTGACCCACAGGTAGAGGTGGGAGTCGTCGGCGGAGGGGATGTGCAGAGCGGCGAGCTCGTCGAGGCTCATGGTGGGGTAGTGGTCTGCGGCTGCGCCGCGGGTGGCGACGTTGTCGTACCGCCACGGCGGGTCGATGACGACGGTGGGGTAGGTCACGGTGGTGGTGTCTGCCTTGGGTGGTTCCGTCGGGGGGCGCGCTTGGGCGACTTCGGTTTGTCGGATGACGTGGAGGATTCGCCGGCGCGAGGCGGGGACCATGTCGGCGACGAGGTCGCGGTGGGCGGCGAGCTTGCGGAATTCGTGGACCCGGTTCTTGGGTACCTCGTGCGGTACCCGGACGTCGCCTTTGCCGTTCGGGGATGCCGGGCCGAGAAGGTCGCCGATGCGGACCTCCAACCAGCGAGCAGCTTCCTGCGCCGGTCCCTCCTGACCGCGCCGCGACAGGTACTCCTCGATGGCCGCGACCCGTGCCAGCACCTCGACGGCGGCAGGGATGTTGTCGCAGTCGTCCACCCATTCGCGGACCGTCAGGCACGCCTGGTGGAGCGCGTCGACGGACGTGAGGGTGGGGTCGGGGACGACCGGCAGTAGGTCGGTCATGCTGCTCCTTCCGTCGAAGGCGTCCCACCGATGGTGGGGCCATCGGCCTGTGGAACGGAAGGGGCACAACGTTGTGCGCCTCGTGTGCAGCACGGGCCGCACTTGGGAGGGTCGAGCCACGGCCACCACACGGGGTCGAGCGGCCACCCGGCGTCCCGCTTCCACTGGGCCTCGACCTCGGGTGGAGGGCTGACGGGGAGGTCAGCCAGGTACTCGGAGAGGATGCGAGCTTCGTCTTCGGCGGCCTGGGCGCGCAGCTCGTAGCGGACGGCGGCTTGCCGGTTGGCGGTGACGCGTGCGAGTTGTCGCCACTCGTCCACTTCTCGAGAGAGGCGTGTGAGGGTTGCCTGATCGACCCGCTGGACGGTGGTCATGTCCGGTTCCAGATCCATGCGGGGGTGGGCGGTCTGCGCCACCAGTTGCGGCGCCGCACGCGGCGGACGTGGCGTCGGGTGAGTTCGGCGAGGTTGGCGGTGTAGCGGTCGTGGCCGGCGAGGAGTCCGGTGCGGTGGCAGCGGGTGCAGAGTTCGATGAGGTCGACGGCTCGTTCGCCGGCGCCTCGAGCAGGCTGCCATCGGCCGGCGATCCACGCTTTCCGGTAGACGCCGTGGTGGACTTCGAGGCGTCGGGTGCGTCGCCTTCGCATCCAGCCGTCATCGGGTTGGCGGCGTGCCCGGCCGCACGCCATGCACCGGTCGACGCTCCACGAAGCAATCCAGGCGGCCCGGATGGGCGGCCAGTTGACCTGTTCGTAGGCGTCGACGGTGACGGGGGCGAGCAGCTCGGCGAGCCTCGGATTCAGGTCGACGGTCACGGCCGGGTCCCGTCGTCGGGTCCAGAATCGTTTATGGCGTCGCCAAGAACCCCGTAGACGAGCGAACGGGCCAGCGCGGCTATCGAACTATGTCCGGCGGCTTCTGCGACCTCTGAGAGCCTCTGCCACGTTTCGTCGTCCGGAACCTCGAACGAGACCTTGTGACGGTGGGGTCGCAGCCGTCGGCGGAGCCCGTTGGGGTAGACCCAGCCGTAGTCGGGGTGCTTGACGCGGCCGCGGCTGTCGACGGTCCACGGGGCGACCGGCGGGCGGGCCATCACGCCGACCTGACTCTCGACCGGGTGACCGACTCGGCGAACCACCTCGCGCCGTTCGACCACGCACCCACCGCATGGAAATCACGGGTAGCAGCGTCCTTCTTCAGACCGAACCGCTCCTGATGCTCACGGAGGGTCAGACCGACCGAACCGACAGCGGACAACCGACCCCGCAGATCCTGCCTACGGACCCCTATCTCGTCCGCGTAGCGGACCGGGGGGACGGAAGGCGGGCCATCAGCGGAGGGATACAAGGGGGTCGGGTCGGTGTGAAGCGGTCGCGACTGGGCTGTGACGGGGCCAAGCGCGATCGCCTGGA